ATTTTAAAAATCCCATTATTTTTTCTTTCCTATATTATATTTTGCCACAAGGCTCCACTCACTCTTTTCCTTGTGTGATATTATTTTGATTTGACTTAGAGGGGTAATTGGTTCTGCTGTAGAGTTGATATCATTAATAGTTATCAAGCCCCACTCTGCTAATAAATTTGTTATTGTATTTCTTCTACCTGTATCTTCATCTGAGAAGTTAGTTGGTTTGCCATCAAGGGCAAAGAGCTCTTTGAAATGTACAATATAATATTTTCCTTGTTTGTGGAGAATATGACAGCTCTGATAAAGTGTCTTGTCTTTGCGGGAGGCTACACCAATTCGAGTAAGTGTCTCTCTTACTTTAAGAAAGTCTTCTTCTTCTTTGAGGCTAACCTCAACCATTGTATCAATTATGCTCATGTTTCATTCCCCTAGTAACTTTTCTAGTTATGTAGTCAAGTTCTGAAGGGGTTAAGATGGCTATAGCCTGAAGTGCTTTTTTTGTAGAGTAGTTATAATATAATTTAACCATTTCCAAATCATTACTATCCATAGTCTTAACCCATTTCGCAAACCTTTTTTTCGGTCTGATACTATTTAGGAGATACTCGTATTGGAGCTTATGATCTATATGACAATATTGGTTTATTTCATTAGCATAAAATAATGTATCAGTGAAGTATGATAATGATCTATTAGTTAGGAATGGTACGTAACCTGACTCAGCTAACTCATCATTGTCTGAGTTCCTCATAAGATTCTTTTTACTATAGTTAATTGTGTTTATATAATCAAACGGCTTCATGTAATTAGAACTTCACTATGAGTCTCAACCCATACTTTAGCTCCGCATGACAATGGTTTATCAGGACTGTATACAACTTCACTTGGTCCAAATATTTTAACTTTGTTACCATATATATTCTTTCCACCTGTCTTACAAGTTATCACAGGCTTCTTATCCTCATTCTTTTTATTGTATCTTATATGGTGCATGTTGACATGTATTCTTTTTATCTTTTGTTTCATAATTCATTACCTATCTGTTCTGCTAAAGCCATACTCATAGTCCAGCCAAGATGACCTGCTCCACTATTAACCCATACATTACCTACTTTCTTTGCTATAGGCAACATGTCTGGTGTCATAGGTCTGAAGCATGAGTGTGGAGCTAGCCCATCATATTCAATATATGTATAATTATCTATCCATTTCAACAATGGATTTAATCTAGGCCATGGTTCTCCATTTTCAAATCCAGCTAGTTCAGCTGTACCTGCTATTCTAAATCTTCCATTACTGAATGTAGATGTAACAATCTTCTTACCGTCATCTACTATAGAATACTTTGGTGCACTTTTACTTTTATCCCATACTGTAACTGTATAACCTTTAATTGGATATATGTTACATTGTGGTACAAGTTGACTAGTCCATGCTCCAGCAGCAACTACTACTTCATCATACCGACTAGTTAATGTATCTAAACCTACGTTACCAGGTTCATTATTTTGATATCGTGTCACATTATTCTCATACTTTGTTACAGTATATTTTATTTTCATATGATTGTATAGTTCAGTACAAAAGAAATTGATATCACCAACGAAATCATCTTCACACATAGTAGCTCCTACTATGCTATTTGTTTTTATATTAGTTAATTTTTCTACTGGATAGTCTTTTACATCCCATCCTGTATCTTGAAATCTTTGTATGTTATGTAGTGCATGTTTATATGATGCACCATTACGATAGATGTGAGCTATGCCACATTTTTGTTGGTCATACTTTATACCAATCTCATCTTCAAGTTCCAAAAGTAACTCTCTTGATCTTAAAGCATACTGGATTGTCTTACGAGTATTTTTTTCATAGCCATTTGTTATTGTTGCACCAATAAAGCCAGCTAGCCATTTAATTTTATCCCAACTAATAATGTCAGGTCTTAATGCAAATGGAGCATCTTTTTTAAATAACCATCCCATACCACGAAAGACATTATCCCAAGTGTTCCATACTTCAGAATTACTTACAGATAGTTGTCCACCATTTTGATAACTGCATGAAAGTGGATGTGCTACATCTTTATTCTTGTCATAGATATCAACCTCATAACCTTTTTTAGCAAGGAAGTATGCTGTAGTTATACCAGCGACACCATTCCCTACTATTGCAATCTTCTTTAGGCCCATTCACATTCTGCCATTAGTTGTGTTAAGCATGCAACCATATTTATTTCTTGGTCAGCTACAAAGGCACTTTTATATTGGTAGTCAGCTATAGTTAATACTAACTGAGGTATTGAACCTTTATTCATTACTAATGAAGCGCTGTCATATATACTTCTAAATAATACCACAGGTTCATTATCTAAGTTACTAGCAACCCACTTTCTCATATCAGTAAAGTTTTTATCCTTTAAATGCTTCACAAGAGATTTAAAATTGTCATCCGATAAGTTAGTTAGTATTCCACTATCGATAGATCCAGATACACTATACCTTTGTAACTCATTCAGTACTCTTCTATAGTCTGGAAAGAACTTTGTTATAAGTTGCACTACTACATTTTTATCATATGTAATATTTTCTGTAGTCAGAATACTTTCAACACGTTTAAAGAACTTAGATGCTAACTGAGGTGCGTTACCATTAATTTTAAAATCAATTACACTACAACGAGAATGTAATGGTTGTATAATTCTATTCTTAAAATTACAAGTAAGAATAAATCCACAGTTAGAACTATACTCTTCCATAAAGTTTCTAAGAGCTGGCTGCGTACTATTAGGATTTAAATAATCAGCCTCATCTAGTATCACATATTTCCTTCCTCCAGTCAAACTTACCGAAGAAGCAAACTGCATTATTTCGTTACGCAGGGTGTCAATGTTACCGGATAGGCTACCGTTTATAACGATATAATCGCAGTCTAACTGCTCTAGCATAGCCTTGGCTATGGTAGTCTTACCTACCCCAGGACCACCAGACAATATAAGGTTTGGTATATTCTTACTGTCCACAAACTCCTGGAATGTATTATGTAATTCCTTAGGTAGGATAGTGTCATCAACCTTCTTAGGTCTCCACTTCTCTACCCATAAATATTCATCACGCATATGCTACTCGTATGTTGAATTAGCTTCGACAGCAACCCAGTACGTTAACTCCATGTCCGAAGACGTTGAAGTGAACTGAGCGATACCTCTGCTAGTTAATTTTACATTATAATCGAACTGCATCATCTTAAAGTTTTCTGTCTTAAAGACAAAGTTAAACTTTGTCTCATTAGTCCAATCCATAATCTCTTCTTTATAGTCATCAGTAGATGGATTCTTACTATCTATTGCTTGTAGATATACTTGAGCTCCATCACACATAATAGATACTTCTGGTAACTGTAACACAGCAGCTGCTTTTAATACAGCTTGTATTTTAGTACCAGATATATCTATATTCACATCAGGTTTGTCTATAGTAATTTGTTTATCTTTTGGTGGTGTAATGATCATAGAAGGATCAGCAAACGTATAGTTGACTGATGATCTTCCTCCTCGTACTACAACCTGTGTCTCAGTAAAATCAAACTCAGGTTTTTCAAATAGACTTACTACACCTAGGAACCTATTAAGATCATAGATTGCTCCAGTAGTAGTAAATTGTTCTGTTATCTTAGCTTTAGCCATTATAGATTTAGATGTTGCAATAGTCTGTAACATCTCACCTGGTTCAAAAGCTATAGAAGGATTGATCATAGCAAAGTTTTTTAGTATTTGTATAGTTTGATTACTTATTTGCATTTTGTTTCGCTTTCTTAGCAGCTAACTTCTTAGCTGTATCCTCTTCAAATGTACCAGTCTTTCTATTATGAACAGCACCAGTATCTTTCATATTAGCTTTAGAAGCTTCTAAAGGTCCTTTTAGTTTTTTCCCACCTGAATTAATTCCTACCTTAGAAGAGTCAGCTGTAGCAGAGGCTTGTATCTGAGCTAGGTCTGCTAAGCTACCACCAAACACATGAGTACCTACATGCTGTAATTTCATCCAAGGACATAACCATATCTTTAGATTTATCTTACGAGCCCACTGACAGAACATATAATCTTCTGATAAATATCTTCTTGATACAGGATCAATCAATGCTTGGAAGTACATCATTATTTCTGTCTTCCCATCAAACTCTTTAGTACGAACATGATCAGGTTTATATCTAAATCCACCAGGACTATTTACACTATCATTCCAATAAGCATCTTTATACCTTTGTAATATCTTTTTAGTAAACATCATGAACCCTGTACCACCTTCTAACACTTCAGCTGGTTGATCTAATTGTATTTTATCTGTACCAGGTACTGGATTAAATACATAGTCACCAACATAGTTATCTAAGTTCTGAGGATCTTCATCAGCTTTACCTTGATCGACAGCTGCTTTAATCTTTTCCCAAGCAATACATTTCTTAGGATAAGGACCACACATTATATCATATTTAGACTTTTCATCTTCATGATCCATTAATGCCATCATAGATAAAACATCTCTAGCATCAAAACCAATATCACTATCAATAAACATCATATGAGTACTATCACTTCTCATAAACTCATCACAACAATAGTTACGAGCTCTAGTAATTAAACTTTCATTAAATAAATAATAGAACTTAACTTCTATTCCATAATGCATACATAATGCTGACAAGTCATTAGTACTTCTAGTATACATACCATGACATTGTCCGCCATACATAGGAGTAGCTATAAACAATTTTCTTTTCTTTAGTTGGTCAATCTCAATCTTAATTTCCATTATCTTCTCCGGATGTAAAATGTGCTAACAATACAATATAATGAACAGCCTTTAATAGATCTTTTCTATTATGACCACCCTTCTTACCATACCTCATTAAATATTTTATAGCAGTATCTCTACATGTTGTATCAATACTACCTAGTGTTTCCCATACATCAATAGTCTGTACTTCTTTCTTACCAACATAATGTTGATTGTAAGTACTATCAATATAATTTTCTACTTCTTTTAAGAATTCTTTTTCATTAAATCTCATTAATGACCTACCGGATTAGGATTAGCATTGTAGTCACCATCATACATACTATCAGTTTCAGCTTCAATGTATATAAATTGAGCTACACGAGCACCTTTTTGTACTCTTGCATTACCACAACCAATATGCATCACACCTCCAACATAATTTTGGAAGCCACTATCATATAATCCAGATGTAATTGTAATACCATTACGGTTTAATGTTGATCTAGGTATTAGCCAACCAGCAAAGCCTTCAGGTACAACAACCCAATGACTTGTATCAAATTGATACTTTTTACCTTCTTCTAATAGCCACTCTCCAGTACTATCTGGAAAGATCTCTTTCGTATCTTCTCTATGTTGTTTTTTATCTATACCAATATAAAATTCACCAGAACCTATCTCCCATACCCTATCAATATTAAGGTCTACAGCATTAGGTTGTATGTTCTGATTAGGTAACACACTTATATTAGTCGTCAAACCTATATTCTTTAGCATTCACTTCTCCACATAATTTATCAATATAAGCTAAGTTATATTCTACACTTTTAATATCACCTTTTTTACAATTGAAGTCAACTTCTTTTTCAAATTTACCATTAACTGCACCAGTTGGGCTAGTATCAAACCTGATACCGTTAAGACCATACCAAACAGCAGCACTACTATCCCAAGTGTCAATACACTCACTGTAGCCATTGTATTCCATAAGCTCGATTTCATTAGGACCATCTACCATTCCTAGAAAATGTATCTTCTTACCATTCTCTACTATCATATCCAGCACACCAATCTTATCTAGCTCTTTGACGAACTTCAATCTCGAAAGGTATCTCTGTAATTTATTATTTTTTTCCACACCATAAGCGTTCGGTATATTCAATATACTAAAACCTATATAGTCTACTAAAGAACTTGTAGCTGCCCAAGCAAAAGCTGATACAAGACCATCAAGGTCTCCTACTTTAGATTGAGGACAGAAGAATGTACCAAAGCCAGCATCCTTAAACTTAGGAGCTAACTCCTCAGCAGCTCTAATAGTTACTGAAGGATCTTGATCAGGATAATCTGACATCACAATATAGTCTGCGTTAACTTTATGACCCATATCAATTAATTTATCAGATTGATACATTGGTTGCCCAGTCTTAAACATCTCAAAGGCAGAGTTATCTAATATCTTAGTGTTGTGGTACTTACTAAAAAAGTTAGCGTACTCGTTATCTGTCTCAACTAAATGAGCTAATACTAATTGTGTATCATATTTACGAGCATACTTCTCTAAATATACTGTCGGCATTATATGACAGAAGTCTATTCCATCAGGTGTGTATTTCACTTTACGCATTAATGTACTCCAATAATATTATCAACTGCTGGGTAAGTACAGATTGCTCCATTCTCCCCATCTTCACTCACAGTAATTACAAATGTGCGACCAGGATATTTGGTATAGATATATTCAGATAATTCGTCTGCCATCATCTCACATGACTTATGATCAGCTTGCATAGTACCTTTATAATATAAATCTTCCATCTCTCTTTTAAATAGTATGAATTCTATTTCTCTATCATCATGGAACACATCTATCTCAACTTTAAAATGAAATATATGTCTATGAGGATAGGCTAAGAATTCTACACCTTCTGGTGCACCAGGGTACTGATGTATACCTTCCTTCTGCCAGGTCACAAATATTCTTTTATTTAATAATTGTTTATGTTTAATTTCAGGATTATCAAAAGGCATTATTGACCTCTGGCTAGGTTTAAGAACTCTCTTCTAATATCAGACGTATCACCAGCAAAGATTCCACCAACAGCTAAAGTAACAGTAGAACAATCTACATCTTGTATGCCTCTAGTCTTCACACAGAAATGCTCTGCATCAATATAGACAGCTACATCAGATGTCTCAGCCACATACATTATAGCAGCTTTAATCTGCTCTGTCATTCTTTCTTGAACCTGAGGTCTTCTAGCAAAGTATTCTACAATTCTATTTAATTTAGATAGGCCTAACATTTTTTCTCTAGGTAGATAAGCAACGGTAGCTTTACCTTGAATAGGAACAAAGTGATGCTCACAAGTTGAGTTAATTCTAATACCTCTTTCTAATACAAAAGATTGATTAGTATTAATATCTTTTAATGAATTAGTAATTGCTGTACACTTAGGAAAGTTATGATGATCCATACCCCAGAACAATTCATTAACATACATCTTAGCTAAACGTCTAGGTGAGTCTTGCATAGAATCATTCTGCATATCTAAACCTAGTAGCTCCATAATCTTTTCAAAGTGATCTTCTAATAAGGATAGCTTCTGCTTATCCATCATATCAGTTACGTTAGGATTCATAGGTGTTTCAATACCTAGTGATCTCAAATGATCATGTACTTCCCAACCAAGTACACTATCTGTCTTATCTTTATTCAATGCCATCTACATTATCCTTTTCATTATAAACTCTTTCCCAAGGAAAGACTATCCAATTATCGTTATCCAATGTTCTTGCACTAAAGTCAACAGCATATTTAGAATTATATCTTGAGAACAATACTGCTGTTCTAATCCTCGACTTCATTGGAGCGTCTCCTAAATTATTACATTCCCATGTATTAATTATTCGTGTGAATGTTTTACCAGAATCGTTTATATCATCTACTAGTAGAATGTTTTTATCTTTATCAAAACCTTCAGGCTTATGAAACAACATTTTATTATCACCATCTCTTGTCTGGTAGTGTAACGGATAATGAGGTAGGTTCAATGCATGGGATAAGTACACACCAGCAATTAATCCTCCTCTATTAATCGATACAATTAGATCTGGTTCCCATGGCTCTACATCATATGGTGTATAACCTACACGAAGTGGCTTAAGCCATTCTGCAATTTTTATTACGTCGTTTGTAAATTTCTTATACGTATAATTAAGCTCAGCTGAATTCTCCATCTTCTCTATGTCCCACTTTCATTGCCATATTAGAATCTGTTTCTCTTACTTCTACTTTACAACACCAGATACGATTAGATTCTTCTTTACCATAGTCAGGTAAGAAGATAGTATTAATATATTCATATAGCCAAGTAGCTATACCTTCACATCCAGTCTTTTCTACTTGTGTTATCTTAGCAATGCCAGCTTTACCTAAAGCTAACAATTGATCTCTTTGAGGATCATCATCTGCTACTAATAATGTATGATCAAACCAATCTTCTAAGTTATCTTTCAAAGGCCTTAGGCCTCCAAAGTCCATCACCCAATTACGAGCATCTAAAGTATCTGCTTCAAATTCAAAATGAAATGATAGAGCATAACCATGTACCATATTACAATGAGAGTCAGCTCTCCACTGTCTATATGCTACAGGTCCTAATTGTTTATAAGTTTTAGTTGAAATATATTTTGCCATTTTAAAATCCAGTTAGTTTTTTAATTCCAGTGTTACGAGATTGAGCTACCTTATTGTATAACTTTTCATCTCTATAATTATAATTACCAGAGATAGATATACGTACAGTATCACCTACGTGTCTTGTAGTAAAGTGTGACAACCAAGACGGAAAGATTATAAAGTCTCCTACGTTTGGTGTAAAGTCTCTACTAATAGTTTTTATTGAACTGATATGAGTTTGGAAAACAATCTTACCACCCTGATCAGGTTTAGTTCTATCAACCATCTGAGGATAATAAACCCAAGACAAACCTAAGTGGTCCCAATCTTTTTTATTTTTATGACTATGTATTTGGGTTGACTCGCCTGGTCTTAATACATGAGCCCATATCTCACCTTCTTGTGCCGTCGGTTCTATTTCTTTATGAATAGTTCTTCTTATTGCTTCACGTAATGCTTTCACAGTAGGATGCTGTGGATCAATAGGTGAGTCTTCGAAGCCAGTTCCTGAAGGGTTCTGATCTTTTCTTTTTGATATATCTTCTGCTTCTTGTAAGCATAGCTTTACTAGTGCTTCATTGTCCACACCTTCAAGCCTTGCTCTAAAAACATTTAATGAATATAAATTATGAAATCCCATTTAATAAAATCCAGATAATTTTTTGATCCCAGATTTAGGATCATTTACAATATCTGTATACCTGAGTTTATTGTCTTCTGATATTCTATAGTTACCAGATATTGAAACACGTGTTATAGGTGAGGGATTTCTGGTTGTAAAGTGTGGTAGAAATCCTGGAACTATTATAAGGTCCCCTTCTTTAGGATCAAAATCTCTACTAATAGTTTTAGTACCACCAATTTGAGTTTGAAATACAATCTTTCCTCCATCATCTTCATCATAAGGATTACGTGCATAATACACCCACGACACTGCTAAGCAGCCCCAGTCACTATTGTTTTTATGAGAGTGTATCTGAATTGTCTCACCAGACTTTGTTACATGAGCCCATATTTCTTTTTCTTCCAGTCTTGAATCTATCTCTTTATGCATAATACGTTTTACACTATCCCGTAGTAATTTTATATGTGGATTGTTTACTTCAAAAGATATATTCCCAGTTACCAAAGCTTTATTTTCATCTTGAATTTTTCTTGATTGTATTGATAAATCAACTAATGCCTCATTGTTGATACCTTCTATTCTGGTATAGAAGACATTTAAACTATATAAGTTTTTAAACACCTATCACATTCCCCCAAATATATGTATGTACTCTAGCAGATATATGATAACCTCTTGCCACTGCTTCAGAGTATACCTTACTAGCTACTTTATTCTGACCTTCTACAGTTGCTCCTACAGCCATAATAGATATAGGAAACTGTACTCCAAAGTCTCTTAGTATGTTTACCTTCTCGTCAATCTCATTCCAAGTTTCATCTGTACCATTACATACAAACTTTATCATTCCGTGTGGTGAAACATCCTGCATCTCTTTTATAAGATTAGGGTGAAATGCTTTAGCTTCTGTCTCACCAGCAGTGTTCCATAACTTAGGACTTATAGACCAATGTACAGGGCACCCATAATTACTTATCTGTTCAATGAATGGTTCTGTTAATTTTTGTGTACCATTAGTTTCAAAAGTTATGCTAGCTGGTACATTAGCATCATTCATCATGCATTGTATAACCTGTATAGTACATTCCTGAGCATGAGGCATTAAAGGTTCACCACCAGTTATATGTAAGTGCTGCCAGTATGAGCCTTTACCAGGATGTATAAATTTACCATCAGGATTATGTTCGTTCTTCATACTATCAATTATTCTATCTGTAATCTGTCTGGGTGTACCTTTATGCTGTAACTTTTTATACTTAGCTGACCAAGAGTAACTACTATCACATCCATATTCAAACACAGGTAAATCTTCCATCTTATCATACTTACTTGTATCTAAATCCTTATAAGGTAATATGTATGTGCTCTCATCAGTAGGATCCTTCTGACCAAATCCATTACATTGTAGGTTACACATAAAGTATCTTAGCCAAGGTCCAGGAGTTCCAGTATACATTCCTTCACCTTGAGCTGAATGAAATATCTCACTATACAAATATTGTTTATCGCTCAAGTAACTCTCCCACTATTTTTTGCATGTCACTAACTTTTTCTATCTTATCTAAAGCATCATCAGGGATTGTAATATCAAACTCTTCTTCAAGTTCCATTATTACTTCTAATGACTGTAAGCTATCACCACCAAGGTCATTCATAATATGACTCTCAGGTTCTATCTTTTTGATATCCACATCAAGTTGTTCGACCAAAACATTTTTAATCCTATCATATATGTCATTATTTTTCAAGAGCTTTCCTTTTCTTTGCTTTCTTCTGAGCCATCTTTAGTTTCATTGTACTCACTTTGTCAGTGAAGTCAACACCTAATAAGTGATCATTCTCATGAAGGAATACCCTAGCTGACATACCTGCAAATTGTCTAGTTATCCAATTACCATATGGGTCTTGGAACCTAACACGAATAGATGACGGGCGTGACACCTTTAATAATAAATTTGGATACGATAGACAACCTTCATCTAACATTACACTATTAGGACTTTCAAATGTAATGGTAGGATTGAATACAGCAAAGGCAGGCTCGCCTTCTGTAACAAACATCTTAAAATTATATCCTACTTGATTGGCAGCTAAACCTATGCCACCTTGCTCTCTCATGTATACAACCATTGCTATAGATAGCTCTACTGGATCAATAGGAGGGTTTGCAAAATCAAACTTTGGTAACACATCCCATAAGTAATCATCTTTTAATTGTATATTAAGATCAGTATCTTTTATCTCTATGCCATCTTCAACCAGACCTACGTTGTCTGCTCTACCATCTAATGTTTCTTTTATTTTTAAACCCATGTCTGTATAGTCTATAGGTTTTTTAATTAACTCTGGTATTACTTTCTTCATGCTGCTACCCTACTAAAGTTCTGATGCTTCTCAAAACGTATTACATTATTAAATTTATCTACTAACTGATCTGTCTTATGACTTATTATAAAGATGTTTGTATCTAAAGTCAAGTCATTTATTATTTTTATGAACTCATCTGTACCTTGTGTATCTAAACTACTATCAAATACCTCATCAAGGATTAACAAATTAGTGGCTGCACTATTCTTCATCTTTGCAATAGCTCTCCAGGTAAACAATAATGATAAATCTATTCTCATCTTTTCACCTTCACTAAATGATGCATAGGTAAACTCATCTCTGAATCTGGATTTAATTACTTCATCAAAGTTCTCATCTATTTCAAACTGTACAAAGAAGTCCATTGCTGCTAGGTACTTGTTAACTAGTTTATTAATAATTGGAATATATTGTTTGATAATTCTAGATTTTATTCCTGTATCTCTTAACAGTGTGGTAGCTATATTTATTATTTCTTGGTCATCAGTCTGAGCTTGTTTATTATTTGTTAGCTCAAGCATCTCATAATTGAATTCTTTTATCTTAGCTTGCTCTACATTAACATCTTCTTTATCTGTCTTGTCAATATCATTTTGCATAGATTTTATAACAGATTGATTAGCATTCATCTCAGACTTATAATTATTAATAAGTTGGTTTACACCATCTATTTGTTTCCATACTTCCATCATATGATTAACACGAGCCTGCTCAGCATTTATTTCTTCTTCTAACTTTTGAAATCCTTCTTCACATTCACTGATACTATCTTTATTATTTTCTATAGAATGTGTTTTAGTTTCTTCATCTATAGGTCTAAAACAAGTAGGGCAATCATCATGTGCCTCAAAAAATGCTATCTCTTTTTTAAGACGTTTAACTTTATCACCTATCTTACTATCTAAATTGTTTAGTTGGTTTAACTTCTTTCTTACAGCCTCTTCCTCTTCAACTTCTTTACGTAAGCCGTCTAAATCAACTTGTTTATCTTTTAAATTTAATTCTATTATACCATTATTATTGATTAACTTTTCAATAGACATCTTCTTTTCTTGAATAGCTTCATCCTTCTGCTGCATAATTCTTTTAACATATTCACGTTGCATGTTAACTCGTTCTTGAAGTAGAGCTATCTCATTATTTGTATTGGATAATACTTTTCTATTCTCACTTGCTCTATCTTTTAAT